GTATAAAAGTATAAAAGTATAAAAGTATAAAAGTATAAAATATAAAATTGAAAACAATATTAAATACAAACTGATAATATACTTAGAATGAACTTTTCCGCAGAGCAAACAATAGCATATAATAAATATATTGAAGGTAAAAATATATTTATTACGGGTCCGGGTGGGACCGGTAAAACCGCGCTTATTCGGCATATTCGACAAGACGCGCATAGAAAAGGCAATGATATTCAAGTTTGTGCTTTAACCGGATGCGCTGCTGTATTGTTAGAATGTAAAGCAAAAACAGTTCATTCGTGGGCTGGTATTGGTTTAGGAAATGGTCCCATTGAACAAACCGTGGGTCGCATAATGAAGAACCGATTTGTAAAAGCGAACTGGAAATCAATTGATACATTGGTTATCGATGAAGTTTCCATGATGTCGCAAAAGCTGTTCGAATTACTCGATGCCGTTGGAAAAGCGTGTCGAAAGAATCCGCGTCCTTTCGGAGGCATTCAGCTCATATTTGCCGGTGACTTTTATCAGTTGCCGCCCGTGGGAAACAAGGATGAACCCGAGACCACCAAGTTTTGTTTTGAGTCGCCTCTTTGGCTCGAAACATTTAAAATAGAGGACCATGTTTGTCTTGATACTATTTTCAGACAAAGTGATCCCGTGTATCAGCGTATTTTGAATCAAGTACGTGAGGGTCGCTTGAAACGCAGCTCAGCAGATTTATTGGTAGCACACGTGGGCAGAGAAATGGCTGAAGATATACAAGTACGTCCTACCAAATTGTTCCCCACGAGGAACAAGGTAGAAGCGATAAATAGTAGAGAGATGTCCAAATTAGAGGGAAAAGATTACGAATACAAAATTAAACATCGTACTGATTTGGAAATGAGTCCACAAGAACGTGTTATTCGTTTAGGGTTTACGAAGGAACAAATACAAACGGAACTTATGTATTTACAAAGTAATATAATGTGCGACGAAACGATCAAATTGAAAGTGGGATGTCAAGTGATGTGTATTGCGAATATTGAGCTGAACAATGGAGACACCTTGTGTAATGGCGCACAAGGAATAATGGTTGGTATCAATGCCGAGGGCTTACCAATTGTGAAATTTAGAAACGGTTATCAGATGGCAATGACCCATCATGTTTGGCCATCGGAACTAATTCCGGGTGTAGGTGTCTCACAAATCCCTCTGATTTTGGCATGGGCTCTAACTATACATAAAGCGCAAGGTTCCACATTGGAAATCGCCGAAGTAGACGCTGGGTCTAATATCTTTGAATGCGGGCAAACCTATGTAGCACTTTCAAGAGTGAAAAGTTTGGAAGGGCTGTATTTGAGTTCATTTGACGCAAAACGCATACGTATAAATAGAAAAGTTCAAGAGTTTTATGAGCGGTTGGAACAAGCTAAGAAGAAACAAAAACAAGAACAAATTAGTAATCCTTTGCCAGAGGCTACTCCTTTGCCAGAGGCCATTCCTATTGTAGAAGCATTTGCTGTTGTTATCGGAAATATTGTACAACCGAGTAATACGGAAATGGAAGAAATGTAAATTAATTTTTGAGTTTTATTTTTTTCACGCGTCAGAAAAAAAAATTGAAATACGTATGCCATAGATATTTCTCGCATATAACCTTTCCCAATTACCCGAGAACAACTCGCATAACCTTTCTAAAAATGTCGACCACTAGTACCTTGAACCAAGAACAAATCTTGGAAGATTCTAAGAAACAAGAACAAGTTTTAGTAACAACCGCGAAGCCTTCTGTCACGGCAGTTAAAGCAACGCAGCCTTCGGCAACAGCAACACAGCCTTCGGCAACAGCAACGGCAGTTAAAGCAACTCCTAACAAAAAGGTAATTCCTCCAAGGCAAGTATATTATGACGACTACTCAGATGACGACTACGATGAGGAGGAGCTCGAATACCAATTGGCGCGCGTCCCCGCCGATATGCGTGCGGCGCTTGACCCTCGCTACTCAAGACAGTTGAATGATTTTAGAGACAGCTGTCGTAATTACTACTAATTTATAAAAATGATGCGAATTGATGATAATGATTTACCAGACATAAAAGTATAAAAAAATAAAAAATATTGTTTACATAATTTGTTTGAATGAGAATCTGTAAAGTAAAATAATTAATTATACTTTTTTTCTTGGTTATAACAATTTGCTAATTACCAAGGAAAAAAGGGAATAACCCTATTACATTTTATAATTAATTAAATCAAAACAAAATCAATACAATTTATACTATATATGTTTTTCTTTTTTGACTCTATTCGCGTGTAGCATCCCTTTCATCGCCAGACAAGCTCAAAGTGCTATCAGTATCGTGTTCTGATTCGTTTCTTGGGTAGTTCGCCGTTTGTTGTTCTGCTTCTTCAACGAATGGACGATAGTTGAAGGGGATAGGAGACTGACATATCAATCTAGCAGCTGATGTCGGGCTGTCAATTGTTGATGGTTCATCCCACTCAATTGTTAAGCTTGTATCTTCAGCTTGTTCTTGTTCTTGTTCTTGTTCTTGTTCTTGGTCTTGGTCTTGGTCTTGGTCTTGGTCTTGTTCTTGGTCTTGGTCTTGGTCTTGTTCTTGGTCTTGGTCTTCAGTGTAGTAGCCATAGTACAGCTCGCGCAAACGCTGGTCGATGTGAGCCCAACGCTCGACTAGAAAGTTGTTATCGTCATTAATGATTATATTATTATTGATAATATTATAGTAATTCGTAATAGGAGCAATCGTGTCGGTGTTCATTGTTTGAAAAGGAGGATGATGGAAGAATATACTATACTATTTTCAAGATTTCAATATTTCAATTTTTTTTACTGTGTGTGAAAAAATTAAAACTAAAAATTGAAATACTTTTTGAAAAGTAAAACAGTTCATACTAACAAATTCAAACATGGCGACTACTAATAACTACGCTTATTACAGACAACTATTTGAGAAACATGATATTCAATTTAATAAACTGACAACTACGCCAATAAGAACAATAGGTAAGAAGCGAAAATACGAGGCAGCGATGGGCTACGCAAATGACTATGAAGTAGTTCAAGAGCCGCAGCAAATTGCGAGTCAAAACGGTAATTGGCTCGACGCTTATACGGCGCAGCAATTGGACCGCTCTTTAAATTAAAATATAATTCGATAAAAAACAATTTAAAGACAACAGCGTATAATATATTATAACCGACATACCCGGATAACTCAGCTGGCAGAGTGCGTGACTTTTAATCACGTGGTCAAGGGTTCGAGCCCCTTTTCGGGTGTCTAAAAAACGGTTATCAGTAACTAAAAATTTTATTTACTGATAATATTAAAAAACTTATATGCGACGACGGCGAAACAAATAAGCAGCAGCAGTGGTGCCTACTCGCCCATATTCTGAATGAGGTTTGTAAACAAAAGTACCCTTGCTTTGCGTGTAACAAAGTGTATTACTACAATTATTGTATTGCGCATTGTATGGTAAATCGACGGTATCAAACAGTGTTTGGTAATATCTGGAGCGATGAAGCTGAGTTTGCGGATACGCTGTAATATTACTGTTGGAACTGTTTTGTAATAGAGATCCATTGAGTGCTCGTAATAACATTATAATAATAAGAGAGATATAATTTGTACGTGTTTTTTTTATTCTAAATAATCGTATATAAATCTGATTATTTAGTATTTTACATTTTTTTTCCACAACCGCAACCTTGTTTTTGAACATGAATTGAGCCAATCATCGAACCGAAACGTTGACCACCAAAAGGTGCCGCCGTCGGTCTAGGTTTTGCGCTAATATTTTGCGCAAGATTAGAATAATATATAGGTGTATTGTTTTGTCCATTACTAATGACTAATCCTAGTTTACGAGGCATATAATAATTCCAAATATTTTAATTTCAACTTTTGTTCCATTTTGTGTCTAAAGTAGTCGATTTGTCGCAACTTTATTTAATATGTTACAATATACATTATTCACGGAATCGAAATATAGACTACTCGTTATAGGACCAAACTGATTAGCAAGTATATATTCTTCTAAAGAGCCATTAAATGTACAATTACAATCATAGTAAATTAACAGATTTACGGCACTAGTTGTAATCACCGTTTCATCATCTAGAAATTGTATCGTATACTCACCATTGACAATGGACAGAATTTTAGCTTTATATAAAGTAGATTCGCTTACTATTTTACGTGCTAATACAAAGTCACCTACATTAAATTTGTAGCCAACTTTAAGAATTTGGTCTTGTAAAGCACTTCTAGGCGCACCATAAATTAAATCGTTGGCTTTTGTATCGGCAACATTATTATCAATAGGACAGTCACAATTATTAACAATGACCGTTTTAACTGTTTTACCGCCATACACTGGGTAAGCGCGATTAAACGGTATGGGTGCGCCATAATAAGGTGGTACTTTACCTCTTCGCATAGGTGCTTTGCCCTTTAATCGATTCAAATAACGGTCATAAGAATTGTGTTTAATATCTACACCGACACCGCCCGGTGATAAGGCGTGAGGACGGTTTCTAACAATGGTGTGTTTAGTACTACTCGCACCATAAATGGACCCGGATCCGGTTTTCACCACTTGAACAGATGGAACGGGACGGTCACTCTGTTGGTTCCAACATACGCGAGGGGGTGCCGGATAATAAGCACCATTTTGTTCCACTGCTTGGTATTTATCCAAGGGTCTTTTGTAAGCCGTTAAGGGTCCTAAATTTGCTGTATAAAGAGCGGCGTATACACCAACCGTGTGTTGGATTAATTTCTGACGTTGATACTGAGATGCTGGATCGTTTCCGGCAAGATTCGCATTACAATTGCGACAACTTGTTTGTTCGTTTGGAACACCGTAAACATTTGTTGAGCCGTTATAACTTTTAAAAGCGTCCACTGGCGTTTGATAAAATAGGGTGGGAACTGATAAATTGGGGGTAATACTCATTTATATTATTATATTATTTTAATAATATAAATATTGATTTGTGTAAAAAATTGAATTAATAAATCTATGAAACGGTAATTATAAAGAGTTAACATGTCTGATACGCCTAAGTATTCATGCGTCATTTGTAAGAAGGATTATAGTCGTAAATCGTCGTTTGAAAAACACAAGATTTTATGTGATTTTAAAACACAGACCAAATGGGAAAAAAAGGTAGCACAAGAAGAGCAAGACGACGTTCCGAATCATATTCAATTGGTGAAAATTGTTCAAGAACTGACGATTAAATTGGGGAAAATGGAGGAAAAAATGGAGGAACTACAAAAATGGGTAGACAAAAAGAAGAAGAAGCTCAATGTTATTGCGTGGTTGAATACCAATGTACAACCGACGATTGGATTCTTAGAGTGGGTGAATTGTCATTTTGTAGTAAATGGAGATCATTTTGAGGATTTAATGGAGAATTCGTTATTTCATACGATTCAGAAAGTGTTTGAATATAATCTCTGTAATCAAATCGGCGAGTTTGTATATCCAATTCGATGCTTCTCTCAGAAAATGAATGTGTTTTATATTGGGGAAAAAACGACGTCTAATAGCGGGTATGAATGGAAACAAATGGAACTGAGCGATACAGTTATTTTGTTGAAAACGTTTCAAAATCGTATGATAAAAGAGCTTACAAAATGGAAACAAGAGAATCAACATAAATTCGATTCTAGTGACAAAATTGCTGAATTGTATCAAAAAGCGATTATTAAATTGATGAGCATTAGCTTTTCACAAGATGCGAATATGAGTCGAATTAAAAACAACTTGTTTCATTATTTGAAGACCGATTTGAAAACTCAAATAGAATATGAATTTGAGTTTTAATTATAATTAAAAATAAATTCTACAGAGCACATACATACCCACAAATAAAACGATTACATATATTATTCTTATATTTGGATTTTCTATTATTTTTTCTTTTGGGTTTAATTCCAAGTCTTGGAAATCATAATTATATGGTCTAAAC